ATGAAGGGTAGCGTGCTGCGGCTTTCGTCGGATGCCGCCACTCCACCGACCGGGCCGACCGGATACCAAAAGGCGTACAATCCGGCAGCATTCGAATCGATTATCGTTCGCGTGATCGACAGTACCCACGCTCATGTCGCCGATCCGCTCCCGCAAGCGTTTTCCGGAGTGCTTTACACGATCTCCGATCCAGTCGACATCGCCCCCGACTCCATGTCGTCGGCGTACGTTGCGTGCGCCAAACACCGCATGTCGAAGGCGTTGACGCAGGTTCAGCAGGCGCAAGACAGTCTTGAGAAGCAGGCGCTTCGACAGTTGCGAGAGGCGCTGGCGCTCGATGCTCGTTTGTCTGGCGCTGGCACCCCGATTCGTCGCCTTCCCAAGACGCAAGTCGAAACGATGACGTAAGGGGACGCAGATGGAACCCGTACAACTGCGGCTCTTGCGGTACATCCAGGGTTCGCTCGAAAGCGACCTAAAGGATCTCGATCGCATCAATTCCGTGTGCGTTCGCGACGCAGAATCGTCGTGGGACAACTACTCTTTCGACGGCCTGACGATTGTTATGGGACCGCCGACGGAAAGCGGAGGGACCGTAGGAAAGGATGACTACGGGTATCAATTTGCGATCGTCACTTCGACCGGAAACCCAAACGGTAGCGACGTGGAATCGCAGCGATGGCCGGCTGAATTCCAGAAGCTCGTTCGCGATCGGTTCAGCAATCAGCGAGTTCCGTCCGCCCAGCAAATCCCAGAGTGTTTCATTTGTGCCGTCCGATTTGGTAGCTTCTTGGACAAGCGGCTTTTGAAATTTGGAAAATCAGTGTCGAGCATGACCGTGATCTGCTGGTGTCGCGAGGTTCGACCGGAACTTTCTTGAGGTGAATCATGGGTAGCGCTTCGCCTGTCGTGCAGACGCGGTATTGGGTGGAACCTGGGGCCTCGCCGCACACGTTCGATTCGTCCAGCGAGCGGATCGATCCGTACGCTTGGAGCGTCGGCAAGCACGGCACGATTCTGTTCGCCGACACGATTCGCGGCACTCGCGACCAGCCGTCTGAACGCACCCGATCGGGCCCGTACATGATCCGCGGCCGTATCACCCTGCCCGTGGACGTGGCCTTGATGGATCTGTGGCTACCGCGAATCCTCGGCGGCAACGAGTCGGCCGACGTGTTCCCGGTCGCCGAAACCCTGCCCGCGTTCGGCCTGCTCGCCGATCTTGGCGGCAATACCCCGAGCGTTAGCCTGTCTACGGCCGCGAACACGGCTCCGCTCATGTTCGAGGATGGCGTCTTTACGATGCAGTCCGGCGCTCGCGACATTCAGGCGTTCAACATCGGCATTTACAACATGCTGCGTCCGCGGTGGGCGAACTCGTTGAAGCCGACGGTGATCTACCCGTCGGGCCGACTGATTCAGGTGAACACGATTTGCGCCTACACGTCGAGCGAGGCGTCAGCCTTGTACGGCCAGAGCTATGCCGGCGCGTCCGCCACGTTCACCTTCACCAACGGCAACACGTCGTTCGGATTTACGTTCGGCCGTCTGCAAGTTCCGCCGGAAACCCCGGAGGTTCAGGGTCGTGGTGAAGTTCTGTTGAAACTGAACGGCGTCGGCCGGGCGGTGACGACGACGAAGTCGATCGTGGGCGCCAACGATAGCACGGTGTAACGCATGACGACCGACGGACTTCCTGAACGCCCTGAATTCGAATCGCAGTCGACCGAGCGTATCCTGCGCCGGATCAGCGAAGCGATTTTCGTTTCTGCCGACACGACTCGGCAGGCTCAGGAAGCCGCCGCGTTCGCGTCTCGTCAAGAGTTCATCCAGCAGCAGGTGAACTTTACGGACGCCGTCCCCGACGACCCGTTCGCCGGCCCGACTCCCCTGCCAGGCGACGGGCCATTCGACAACGGAAGCCAGGATCCGAAGCCGAACGAATCGCCAGAGCCCGCCCGCGGGGGCGATCCCGCCCCGGATCCATTTGCCGAGCCTGGTCCGCAGGCCGACGGCCGGAACGATCCGTTCGCCGGCGAGCCCGCGATTCCCGGCGATCATCCATTCGATCCCGACCTGCCAGAACAAAAGCCGGATTTCGCCATGCTGGCGGAAGCTCCACCGCTTCCCGACTCGCTTGATCCGATGATTGCCGGCGCTCTCCAATTTCAGGATTTGGAATTCGCCGGGAATCCCGAAGATCAAGAAGACGATCATGATGCGGAACCTGACACGCTGAACCAGCCGGCCCCAGACTTGCCCAAGCCGCAGGCGAATCAGCCGCAGTGGAACGCGGACGACTTCACGAACTTCACGTTCGAAGGCGTCGAGTCGTCGTTTAGTGGACGCCGCGCGAATCGGCAGCCGCCTCCGCCGGTCGACATGCCCGAAGATCCGATGCAGGTTGGCGAGCAAACGACGCTGTTTCACGAAGACGACAGCACGATTCTGCAAATGGTCCAGCAGTACCGCGAGGCCGATCAGCAGTTTCGCAAGGGCGTGATGGACATCTTCGAGCGAATCATCATGGATCTGCACGCCGACAACGCTCGACTCATGAACATCGCCCGCCACTTCCAGCAGTCGCGGAGGTCGACGCGATGAGGTTTCGCTACGGAAGCTACACGCATCGCGAGAACGAAGCGCACCTCATGGCGTTCTTCGTTCGTCCTCGCATGAATCGACGCGGGCGCCGCGTTTCGTCCACGTACGAGATGCACGTTCAAATAGAACTCGTGCTGCCGTCGACTGTGGACGGAACGGACAAGAACGCTTGCCAGGCGTGGTTTACTTCTGAAATCCAGACTTTGGTGAACGTGTACGGCGAGAACGGCAAGGACGCTTACTTCCTTCAGGACGACGGCACGCCGACCAGCCACTCGCTGCTAAGCGGCCCGTCGGTCAGTGGCGTCACAGTGCATCAGCGATCTTGGCCGCGCGGCGACGGCGCCGAGTACGCTACGACGCGCACGGGGTACGTTGTGCTGCGAGCGGAATACGTCGAACTCGACTCGCCGCTGTGGAGCTATCAGGAACTCGTGACGAACACGGGGTCGGGCGGGCCGCGGTGGGAACTCGTGCCGAGAATTGTCGGACTTCCGGTCGATTACATTTTGAACATGCAGACGCCGCAGTACGTGACTCAGGTCGGCCGCGCGGTCGGAGTTCTTGGCTATCCGTTGGCGTACATGAGCCCCCTGTACCCTCCCAAGTTCGAGCACACCGACCGTCGCATCGTCGCCCCCGGAAGCCCTGAATTTTTCGGCAACGGCTACATGCTGTACCCGCTCAACTGGGCGTTCCATTTTTCGCTGAAGCAGCCGCAGAACAATTTCCCGAATATCGTTTAAGGTGACACATGGCGACTCGTCGCTGGCTGGGAATCGCAGCCGACAAGAAGAACGTGGTGACGATCACGATCTCCGGAACGTGGGCGACCAACGACACGATCACCGTGACGATCAACAACGTCGATTTCGTGGTGACGATAGGCACGCTCATCACTACGGCGCAGGTCGCGACGACGATCAAGCAGGCATTCAACGGAGAAACGCTGACCGACACCTCGGCGAGTTTCACGCCGAACTTGAGTTCCGGAGCCCAGGGGATCGGCATGTTCGCCGAGATCACCGCCTCAGTGTCGTCGAACACGGTGACGTTCACGGCGAATACTGCCGGCGTCCCCTTCACGATGACCAGCAGCGAGACGGCAGGATCAGGATCGATCAGTCAATCGACGACGGTTTCCGCTACCGGCCGAAACTTCTTCAGCGATCAAGACAACTGGTCCGGAAACACCGTGCCCGTCAATGGCGACGATATCGTGTTCGATTCCGGCGACGTCGATGTACTCTATGGCTTGTCGACGGGGATTCAGCCGGGCAGCGTGACGATTACCCGCGGATACACGGGGCGAATCGGATTGTCGGACATCAACCCCGGCCCGAGCGGTACGAGCGGCGACCTGAAATTCTACGAATACCGAACTCGCCGCCTCACGTTCAACAACAACTCGACCACCTGCACGTACACGATCGGGCAGCGTGAGGGACAGGGCAGCGGCATGATTCGGATCGACGCCGGCGCCGGCCGATCGACCGTTAATGTGTGGTCGACCGGGCAGAACCGGTACGATCAAGGACTGCCGGCCTTTGAGTTCGTCGGTACGCACGCGAACAACGCGATGTACGTCATGGACGGCGATGCGTGCGCCGCGTTCCAGAATGGCGATTCCACGACGCTCTCAATTCTGCAAGTCGGCTCCGATTCGACTAGCAACGCTCGCATGGTGGTCGGGGACGACGCGACGTTGACGACTGTCGTTCAGTCCGGCGGCTCGCTTACGTTGTCGGCGTCCTGCACCACGCTCACCATGCACGGCGGGACGGCGATCCAGCTTGCCGGTGCTCCCGCGACGCTCACGTTGAACGCTGGCGAGTACGTGGATCGTTCGACGAGCACGATCGGAACGGGGTTGACTGTCGGGTCGCGCGGGCACTACAACCGCACGCAAGACAACCGAGCGAAGACGATCACCCCCCAGGTCACTCTTTACTCCGGTTCGAAATTCCACGATCCGAACAAGACTCTGACTCTGACCGGCGGATTTGTAACGGTCGGCTGTGGAATCGAGAACTGCGAAATCTCCCTGGGGATTGGTCGTAGCTACACGGCAACGTAGAGGCGACCATGTTCAGCGTCCCAGGCGTCCAAAACGGCAAGGAGATCGAGGCTGTCATCAGCCGCGGAGCCTGCCCGTCTGAGATCGTTGCCGTCGCTTCTTACCAACCGGCTTTTCCTCGCGCCGTCGGTCCCGTCACTCTCGACGACGGGGCCGGCGGCTCTTTCACGTTGCAGAACTGCGCGAGTTCCGGGTACTACGTTCGGCATGGCTGGGATCGCGGCCGTACGGATGTCGCTCTGACGTTTCTAGATCGGAGGTGGAAGTGGGCCTATTCCTCTGTCTCTGCTCGATTCAACGAACGGCTGCCGGACTGCTCCATTCGATTCTCGCCCCAGCATTCCGGCTATCGCAGGAACGCACGGGAGATTTTCAATTACCTGCTTGCGTTCGTCGGGGAAGCCGGTGCGGATCTATCCGGCGCTCCAATAAGCGTCTATCCCGAATGCCGCTGGGATTCCGTACCGGTATCGCGATGCCTCGCAGAAATCTGCGAAAAGACGGAAACGGAGATCCTGATTAGCGCCGGCAACCGCATCCTGGTTGTGGCGAGAGGGGCCGGCGTCGATCTTCCCGAGACTGCTGCTCGTGCCGATATTGGCTGCACGGTCGAGTTCGGCGCCGTCCCTCAGTTTGTCGGAATTGATTGCGGGCCGACTCGCTTCCAGGGGAAGCTACTCTTGGAAGCGGTCGGACTCGATACGAATGGAAAGGTACTTCCCGTCGACAAACTGAGCTACAAGCCGGCCGGCGGATGGGGCAAGGAGTGGCCGTACGCATTTCCGAATGTCGCACAGGCGAGTCGCCATCTCGCGTTCCAGACGGTTTGGCGATGGTTCCGTGTGAAGTCGCAGACGGATGGCAATCTGCGAATTCCAGGCACGACGCATCCAGTCGTCACCGCCGATCAGTACCGATTGCTGTCGTGGCTGGTCGACGTCGGAACGAACGGTACCATGCCGTGCGTACTACCGGCCCGCATCTACGGAGAGCATTGGCCGGAACAAGACTTCCCCGAGAACACTCCGAAAAAAACTCCGATCTCTTCGTCGTTCCGAATCATTCCAGAACTTGGAATCGTTGAGTTCCCCTTCCCGGTCGTGAAGCGAGGGGCCGGCAGCACCGCCGGGCAGCACGTTGAGCCGAAACTGTACCTAGAGACGTCCTACCTGCTCGCACATCCGATGGGCGAAGGATTCGTTTCGTACGGCAAGAGAGTCGCCACTGAGTTTTTCACCGGCACCGGGGCGTTGACTAGGTTTCATCCGGAGCTTTGGCAGACGCATGTTTTGCGATACAAGCCGGATGGCACGACTCTCGATCGCACCGAAAGCAACATCGCAAAAATCGACGTCGAAGTTTCGGAATATCTTCAGCGACTTCGCGTGAGCGTGATCGGCTCAGCAACGTCAACGGATAAGACGTACGTCGGAATTCAAGATCCAGCACTCGACGGGCTGCGATCGCAGGCAACTTTCGAAACGGGCCTGGACGTCCCCCCGAAGACGCGAGTCGGGCAGGGCGCCGAGTTCGATGTCTTCACTTACGATCACGGCGAGCAGCGGAGGCCGTAATGCTTAGTGGCGATACACGAGCACCTTCGCGGCTTGTTCGCTGGGTGGAAATCTACAATTCCGGCGCGTCGGAAATTCCGGCGTTCGGCGCGACAGAGATCACCGGCGAGGAACAGCCGGAATCCGGATCGCAACTGACCCCGCTTGCCGGACGCACTGTCCTTCAGGTGAAGCGTCCGACGTGCGACTCGGCGCCGCGGGTGGCGTTCAATGGGCAAACTCCGCTTGGCGTCGGCGAATACGGCTGGGGCACGCTCGACATGCCAGCGTGGGCCCTCTGCGAGACGACGTCAAACGGAGACAAGGTCGGAACGGAAAAGGACTCGTACACGCTCAAGCGAGAGAAGACCGGATTCGTTGTCGTTGGCGGAAGCTATGAAGGCGCGACGCGAGTCACGACTCCAGTCGGCAAGTTTGGGCTCTACATGGGCGCGCTGACCGCGAATTACTGCGCCGGCTCCGAGGAAGTTGAAATCGATGACCTAGCATTGGTCGGCCCTTGTTGCGATGACGAGACGATTACGGGACCGGTCACTGCCCGCAACGACTTCAACGAAGCAGGATGCACGGGGGACAAGGCGCTCGTTGTTCGCTACTGCCACAACGGCGAGGATGCCTGGCTGCTCATCAAGGTTCAAAAGCACGCGATCGACGCCTACATTGCCTCGTACTACGACGAATGCCACCTGAAGTTCACGAAAAAGAACATCGTCGTGAACCACTGCTGTCCGACGAACGGAGAGGATTCGATCACGATGTACGAACACACGTACGTCGCCGACTCCAAGCTGACGAAGGCGGGGTACGCGGCTGGCACTGCGGGGACCGGTCAGCAAACATGCAACATCAAGCACGAGGTGAAGTACGGCCGAATCTGCGGGTTCGAGCCATACACGCCCGATTCTTCCTGGACGGACGTCGGTACGATCAACTTCTCGCCGATGCAGATCCAGATTGACACGATCGACGACGGAACCTGTTTGCAGAAAGTTCGGCAGTGGGTGTACCTGCTCTGCTGGGACGATTACGACACTCCGGAAGACATCGTCTGCACGGAAGAGTGCGCCGCGGGCACGTAAGGAGTCTCGCGTGGTTCTCACCGTCTATAAGTACAACGGCATCTGGATTCGTACGCCCGGCGGATTGCTCGCCGGCCATACGAATTGCTGCTGCGATCAGACCCCCCCGACTGATTGCTGCTGCGCCAGTATCGTTGACGCTACGGAAATTCGCGTTGACATTACGGGAACGATTTCCGGCACCGGCACGCTGACACTGTCTGCCGGATCGCCGGCATACTGCATTGAGTGGTCGGCGTTAGTTTCGATGTCTGGCGGCGGGAACTGCGGCGGCGACGTGATCAACTTGAACATCACTCTTCGCTGCGTCGTCGGATCCACCGGCATCGACGGCCTGGAAATTGACATTTCAGGATCGAGTGGAACGTGCGCTGCGTCAGTCGTCGGCGGGATCGATCTAGCGGCTTCGCAATGCAATCCGTTCCATGCGGAATTCACCGGTCGACTCGACGAAATCCTTCCAGGAGGCTGCTCCTGCGGAGACGGAACGACGTTCACTCTGACCTTCACTCTTCCATAGGATCGATTTCAAATGGGCGTTGGCGCGAGACTGAAGGCGAGATTTGCGGAATTTGGAATTCGGGCAAAGGGCGGATGCAACTGCGACGACACGGCGAAGCGGATGGACCGCATCGGCCCGCTGGCGTGCCGGGATCAAGCTGACGTCCTGCTCGACGAGATTCAAGCGAACGCACGGGAGATCGGGATTCCGTTCGTACGAGTCGTGGTGAACGACCTGTTGCAGAAGGCGATCGACGAAGAGATCGTGTTTCTAGAATCCCAGGATCGCGACATCGCCAAGGCGTTCGAAACTCGCGTGCAGGAGGCGATGCAGGACATCAATGAGGGCCCGAAGCTCCGCGAGGTGAAGTGGCAGTTGCGGCCGGAAGTGATCGAGGCCGCGAAACGAATCATCCGGCAGAAGATCGGCGAGATCGACGACATTCCGCCGGAAGGAAAGATCGGACGCGGGATCGTAACGCTCGGCGGAGGAATCCAGTATTTCCCCGCCGTGTTCGTGCTCTGCCGTTCTCTGCGACGCCTCGGCTGCACGCTGCCGATCGAGGTGTGGCATCTCGGGGCTGTCGAGTTCGACGACCGCATGGCGTCGATCCTGAAGGAACTCGGCGGAATCGAGATCGTGGACGGCAAGACGCGGTTTCCGCGGGCGCCGCGATCCTGGGGCGGATGGGAGGCGAAAGCCTGGGCGATCCAGCATTCCAGTTTTCGGGAAGTCCTGTTCCTTGATTCCGACATCATGCCCGTCGGCGACCCGTCGTATCTATTTGACGACGAGGCGTTCCAGAAGGCGGGCGCGATTGCTTGGCCGAACTACGACCATGCGGTGTCGTACGAGGCGACGGCCGAAGCGTTTCAGATTTGCGGACTCCCAGTGCCCGGCCGGCAGAAGAAGATCGAGCACCAGATCAAGCCGACCGATTACCGCCCGTGGGAAACCGGGCAACTGCTTGTCGATACGACGCGATGCTGGAAAGCATTGGAGATCGCCAAGGTGCTGTCGGATTACTCCGACTTTTTCTACCCGATGAACGACACGAACATGAACTGGCATTCGTTCGGCGACACCGCGACGTTTCCGTTCGGGTTCTGGATGACGGGGACCGAATACCGCATGCCCGACCGAGACTGCGAAATGTTTGGCGATCCTCGCGGCGGCGGGCTCAATCAGTACGACATGCAGGGAAATCTGGCATGGCAACATCGCTGCCGGCCGAAATTCAAAATCAGGATTACCGGGCAGAATCCCGACTCGGGGCTCGCCTTGCCCGATCTGTTCAACGAGTCGATCGAGGCATTGAAAGCGAAGTGGCGGCCGTACATTTGGGATTGGAGGGACCAGGACGCCGATGAACTCGCCGCGGCGTCGCACCACGTTGGCGGCAAGTTCTGTACGGGGCTGCCCGGCGTTCGGGAAAACAAGATCACGCTGCTGCCGGACGGGAAAGTCAGCGGCGGGAATCAACTGCGGTGGCGTCTGGCGAATGTCGACGGCGAGCGTCGCATGATCATCGCCGGGCCGCAGAACGCTCACGCGATCTTGAAACCGTACGAGAACGGCTGGATCGATTACGAGCGAGGTGTCAACGTGCAGCACATGGCGCCGAGTTGGTGGGCCGGCATGGAAACCCCGCTCGCCGCCTCGGTCTGGTGCGAGGTATTTCTGCGGAACGTGTACCGCCTGCCCGATCGCATGGACGGATGGCGAGTCGTGGACGTTGGAGCGAACGAGGGCGTGTTCTCGCACCTGGCGTTCGAACGTGGCGCTGCGACGGTTGTGTCCTGCGAGCCGGTGAAGGCGAATTACGCGAGGCTCGTGCAGAACATGGATCGACGCGGCGGATCGATCTGCGTGCATGCGGCTTGCACTGGCAGGGGGGCGAAGCCGGTCGTCGGCATGCGATTCGGAACGGACAACCCGCACTTGTCGGGCATGGAAGTCGGGCCGCCCGTGGACAACTTGGCCGCGACCGTCGGGCTGGATCGCCTGCACGAAATCGCGACGTGGAGTTGCACGGCGCTCGAGTTTTCGTACGTCGACCTGCTCAAGATCGATTGCGAGGGGTATGAGTGGCCGATCCTGCTGACTTCGGATTGCTTGGATATGTTCCAGGCGATCACGGCGGAGTTGCACTTCGGACGACTGTTCTCAATCTACGACGCGACCGGTTGCAAGCATCCCGTCCGAACGAAGGAGTGGGCGATGAAGACCCTGAGAGAAGTCTTGGAACATTTCGGATTCGATTTCAAAATCGAGGAAGTGCAGGACGGAAACTTTGGGTATTTGTGGGCGTGGAAGAAAGGAACCGATTGCGTTTTCAAACTGGGTTAGTAGATTCGACGTTTCGTGGTTTTGTTTTGTTTACCCCAAGATCGAGGTGAAGAGATGGCCGAGAAACTGAAGTTCCGTGAGGCGTTGTTGAAGGTGGCGAGCAACGCGGCCGACCTGGACAATAAGGAAGCGAAGAAACTGGCGGACGCCTTGGACAACAACCAGATCAAGCCCGCCGCGCTCGACCAACTGGCCGAAGCCGTCGCCCGCTTCCTTCCGAAGTTCCGCTCGAACACGAACGTCGCGTCGATCGACTGGACGCCGTTCCTGCCGCTGCTCGAAAAGGCGATCGAGATCATCGCCCACAAACTCGGGTTGTAACTTTCTTCCCGGCTCTAATTCCCGGTTGACATCGTTCGCCGGGAATCTACAATTCGCTCGTCAGTCCTAGTTTCTCGCCATTCTTGGGACGACGCTCGCGCCGGCCGCACGGTTTCCGCACCGTGCGGCCTTTTTCGTTGTGGCACTTCTTGCCGGCAGCGATTACCATCTTGGCGGAGGACCAGCCCATGATTCCGATGCGAATCCCGACCGCCCCCCAGTACCTTGGGGCTCCGCAAGTTCAGCGAGATCATTATGCTGCCCGCGACCTCGGCATGGTCGCCACCGGCCACGACATGCGGTTTGGCCCGATGTCTCCGCAGAGCATGTTTCGCGGCCCGACGGTGCGATCGGCGCCAGGCCAGTACGATGTTCATCCGATGATGCCGCAGACGGGAGGTACTCCGTTCTCTGTTCCGCGCCCTGACATGGGCACGTCGCAGTACGACCGAAATATCGGTGCTGCTCAGTGGGCAGCCTTGCATCAATCACCAGGCGACGGATCGACGGCTCAGATGCTAGGAATGCGACCAGGCGGCGACCTCGCCTTCCGAATTACGGGATTTCCTAAGGCTGGAAGTGGTCGTGGCCCCGGTTTTGCGTACGCCCCCGCAGGGCAAATCGGAGCCTTCCGGGGAAACTCCGGTAGATCCATCCAGGCTGCACGACGCCATGATCCAGGCTCGCCGTCAGCGAAGCCAGCAAAATATCGACTCACTTCGCGACAACATGCGGAGTCGCTTGGCGATTCGCGCTGCGCAGCGAGGGAACTTCGGCCCCCTGTCCAATCTGATGCGAGACAGCGCACAGAGAGCGAACGCCGGCGGCGAGGGCATCGCCGGAAACGACGGGGCGGTTGGACACCGAGAAATGTTCGCACTGGCCGGGAACGTCATGAATCAGCTAGGCGACAAACTGCCCGCCAAGGAACGGCTGAAGTTCATGTCGAGCTTGGCCGAAGCGATGGTTCTCGGCAAAGGCGGCGCCGCAAAGATTCCTGGACTCATTGGGGGCCTGGGTGGAGTTGTCGACGATGCCGGCGGAGCGGATGCCGACCACAACAAGCTGTTCGGCCTTGCTCACGACATGCTTCAGCGAAATGGCGAGAGCATGCCGCACAAGGAGCGAATGCAGCTTACTTCGGAACTCATGGCTGCCATGATGAAGGGCAAGGCCGGGGCTGCGGATCTTCCTGGGATCATCTCTCGAATGGGCGATGTCCCTCAAGTTGAAGGCCCGAAGAATCCCGAGGCAATGTTTGGCCTTGCCGGCGGAATGCTGGAAAAGTTCGGCGGAGACTTGGCGTCCGAAGACAAACTGAAGTTCCTGTCTGGACTTGTCGGTGCAATGATGCAAGGCAAGGAAGGGGCGAAGCAAGTTCCGGGAATGATTACTGGACTGGGAGATTCGGTCGCATCCTCCGCGGACAAGAAGCGAGTTCAAGAGCGATCGGCTTCCAAGCGAGAATCCGGCCGGCTCAACAGCATGGACTCCCAATTGAGTTCGGAAGAAGTCGCTGCGCTTCGGAATCAGTTCAAGGATCCCAAGGAGTTCATCGCGTGGGCGCAGGCACAGAACATGAACAACCTGGCGATGAACAAGCACTTGTATTCCATTTACGGACCAGACACGGAAGTCTCTGCCGAGAATCCGGCAGGGAAAAACTGGTATCAAACTAGAATCAGCCCCGAAGAGAACTACCAGTCCCGGCCTAAGGGAATGCTCCCCTGGATGATTCAGAAGCAGTACGAAATGCTGAATTCGTTTCCGGGTGGACAGAACTATCTCGGAGCAATTGGGTTTCCTAACCAGTCGCCTCCGACTCCCGTCGGACCAGCATTGCGCCGCGGCCAGTAAACTCAAACACCGTTTCATTGCCGTGTAAATGGAGGCCATTTCGTGGCAAAGAAACTAATTCAGTATTCGGAATCGGATCTTCGCACTCCGCTGGAACAGCCGTCCGCTCTCCGCCGCGCTGGCAACGCCATGCTCGGCGGATTCTCCTCGCTCGGCAACCTGCTCGACACTCCCGGATCGATGGTTCGGGACGTCCTTGCATTTGAAAATCCGTTCGATCAACTGCTCTCGCCATTCTCGTCGGAAAATCGCACGACCGGCCGCGACCTGTTACGGAAGTCGGGGCTCGCCGGAGACGAAGACTCCTGGGGGAACCTCGCGGCGGGGATCGGCCTGGAATTCGCCCTCGATCCGCTGACCTACCTGACGCTCGGGGGATCTGCTGCGCTCACTGGCGGAGGCAAGGCGGCGAAAGCTGCGGGCATGCTCGACAAAGCAGCCGACGTCGCAACCGCTGCCCGTGTTGCCAAGGGTGCCGCCTCCGCCGCCCCGAAGCTCACGGACCTGGCGACGGCCACCTCCAAGGCAGCCATGCTCGACGCCGGCGGAGACGCCGCCAAGGCTCTGGAAAAGGCCGGGCTAAGCGGTCGCTCGACTTTCGCCTCAACGGTCGTCGGACCACGCGAGGCGAAGCGTACGATGAGCCTGGGCGACCTGCTGCAAGCCACGCAGGGCGACGCCCGACAGACGGCGATCAAGAACCTGGACGAGTACGCCAAGAAGCTCGGGATGCAGGACCACGCCGAGTTGCTGGCGAAGCACGGTTCCGAACCTCTGGCACATAGCGGGCGAGTCGGCGTTCCGTTGACGAACATCGGGCAGACGTTCGAGTCGTCGGCCCTGGACCGCGTCGGACGATGGTTGGATCTCGCCGGGCATTATACGAAGTGGTCGGCTCCGGGACGCGCCGCCCGTCTGCTGTTCGCCCCCAAGGTGAAGGGTGGCTTCACTCGCGAGGAACAGCTTATCGGCGAGGCAATCACGCCCTTGGAGAAGGTCGGGTTGCAGAAGGCCCATGCTGCGGCGTACGAAGCTCTGAACGGCATGAATGACGCTCGGGAGGTGTTTCAGAAGACGTTTCAAGGTGAGGCATTGCACGGCGTCGGCAAGGCGACCCCTGAATTTACGATCTCAGGCGAGCGGGAAGCGATGGACGCCTTGATGCGGATCGGTCGACTCGCCGCCGAATTGAAGGGGGCGTCCCCCGAAGCCGAACTCGGGCGGGCCGTCGACACGCTTCTTCCCCATGCCCGCAAGTCGAGCAAGGTGATGCCTCCGGAATTGGAATCCAAGATCGTAGACGTCATCGGCAAGATGAGGCAGGCGAAGGACTTGATGCACGCCGATCTCTTGGATTCTGGAATCAAGACGAAGCATCTCGACTTTGACTTCCTGTCGCACTTCCCCCGCTACGGCGTGCCGAAGGAGTTCAGCGAGACGCAGGCGTTCCAGCGTCGGCTTGCCCCGTCTTCCGGCACGGCGACCGCTTCGCGTATCAAGCAGATCGCACACCTGCCCGCGGAAGTCGTCGAGGCGTTGTTGTCTGACCCGTTGGTTCGCGCTAAGCCGCTGTCGAAGCACGAAAAGAACCTGTTGATGCTGGCAATGAACGGCGCTCCGCCGCCGGCATTGGGGCATGAGCGGGCTCTGGAACTCATCAAGGACTGGACCGGCCCGATCTCGTACACCAACAAGCGAGGACAGACGAAGAACATCAGCGTCGCCGCGCAGGCTAAGGCTGCGACGAAGTACGTGAAGTCGCACTCCGATCGGTTCCTGCCGACGGCCGACTCCCTCGGCGACAAGATGTTCGCAAATTCGCCCGTCGAGGACTTCGGGAAACACATGGCGTCGGCCCACCGCCTAGCCGCGACCCGCGACGGTGTTTTCGCAACGCTGCACTCGGCGGTCGACGACATGCGACGGGCGGGGAACTACGCCGGCCCGACGAAGACGGTGGCGGAAACGCTGGACAAGGCCGGATATGACGTCGAAAAAGCTCTGGTTCGCATGGCGAAAGGGGCGAACGTCGCCGATCCGATGGCGTACGCGAAGGAACTCGGTTCCATGCCCGTGGCGAGCGAGGTATCCGACGCGATCACGTCGATGGTCGCTAAGTCGACGTCGCCGCGGTGGGCAAACCTCGCCACGTTCTACTGGGACAAGGTGAGTCGAGTGCTCAAGGAGAACTTGACGCTGCCGTTCCCTGGGTTCTACGTTCGTAACTTCTTCTCTGGTCAGATGATGAATGCGATGAGCAATCACATCAACACGCTCGGGGACATCGGGGAGTACGCCGACGAATTTCAGAAATCGGTTGACGTCATGAAGAATCCGCAGAACCATGCGGACTTTCTACGCGAGATGCACGTCCACGGCGTTTATCAGTACGGACAGAACGCGGCGGACATCCCCGACTACGTGAAGATGCAGGCGGGGACCATGCTTCCCACGATCAAGGATGCGGTGACGGAATCCCTGAAGGAGAAGGGGCCGACGATGTTGCAGAGTCTTGCCGGCAAGTATTCGCCGGCGGCCGGTGACGCCATCGGGAAGGTCGTCAATCCGCTGCGCAGCGGACACGAAACCGTGCTCGAGTTCGGCCGCCGGGCTTCCGCCCTGGGCGAGTGGTACAACCGCGTCCCGATGTACCGCTACCTTCGTCGCAAGGGGTACGCCCCGGAAGTCGCTGCGCAGATGGTCAAGGACATCCATGTCGACTACGGCGACCTCACGGGATTCGAGAAGGACATCGGCCGCCGGGCCGCTCTGTTCTACACGTTCACCCGCAAGCAGATGGAGCAAACGGCTCTGCGGTTGATGGAGCAACCGGGCGGGATCCCCGGTCTGTCGATCGCGGGCACGGTGAAGGGGATCAACAAGTTGCGGAATCCCGGCGAACTCCTGCCCGATTACATCGCGGAGACGGCATCGATTCCCGTCGGCGCGGACGAGGAAGGCAACAAGAACTTCATCACGGGCTTCGGGCTCGCCTTCGAAGATCCGTTGTCGTTTTTTGGAAAAGGAGTTCGCGGTTCGGGCATGGAGTTGTTGTCGCGAAGACCCATTGTCGTTTTTTGGAAAAGGAGTTCGCGGCTCGGGCATGGAGTTGCTGTCGCGTGCTCACCCGCTGATCAAGGGGCCGCTCGAATACGCGACCGGCGAGATGTTCTTCCAGGCGGGGCCCGACGGCGGTCGCGACATTAAGGACGCCGATCCCCTGCTTGGCCGAACGCTCGCAAACGTCATGGGCCGGGAACAACCTGTCAAGATTCCGGAACTAGCGGAAGTCGCGATCGCGAACTCTCCGGCGTCCCGCTTGCTGTCGACCACGCGGCAGCTTGCCGATCCGCGGAAGGATCTCGCCTCGACGCTGCTGACACTCGGGAGCGGCATGCGAGTCGCCACCGTGTCGCCGGCGGCGAGCGAAGGGCTGCTACGCGAGGCGGCGGCGGAACAGCTTCGCAGCGCTGGCGGACGGCAGTTCGTTCGCACCTACCTGCCTGACTACGCCAAGGCCGGCATGTCTCCGCAGGATTTGGCCGACGCTCAAGAACTCGTCGGCACGATGAACGAACTCGCCCGCAGAACGAAGGCGAGGAAAGAGATCAAGAAGGCGAAGGAAGCCAAGGAAGCGGCCGGGGGCTAACCGCTTCCCCGCTTCCGGCTACCCTTCAATGTCGACTTGAAACTTCACCGTTCGAACGTCTCCGTTCGAACATGAGAACGTGAGGTTGATTTCCGTTCTCCGCCCGATCTTGGCGTTCGTCGTGTTCACTTGCAGCACCAGGGCGCGACTTGCGTAGATCGTCCGCCCGTCGATGTCGCTGGTCGTGTTCGTACCGAGAATCGTCAAGCTCGGCGCCGTGATCCCATCTTGGCAAACGGCCCCGAGTGCGATGCTGCTGACCGTGCCCGTCACCGCATTGATCGTCACGCCGGACGCGAGCCCCGGCGCAGAGAGCCCCGGCGCTTAGTCGAGCAGGAAGGTGACGATGTCGTTGCCGGCTACTTGCCGAATCGGATGAAATCTCGGTGGCGACATTTGAGAATCCAGAATGCACTCAGGCGGTTCGTCGTGAAGTTTGGCTTCGAGTCGCGTGCCCATTGGGAAAGTACCGATTACCCTTCGAGGTGCCCGATGAACGTGCAGGATAGAGTCCCGGCGCCGACAGTCGTAATCGTCCACGCTTCTTGCGCCACGCCGGGGATGCCGTCCTCGCCGAGCGAGACGCCGGACGCCGGTTGATTTGCCTTGACGAGCAACCCATCAAGTACGGTCGTCGATCCGTGCTTGACAGTGACTACCGTGTCTTGCGTCGCGTGCGAATTGCAGAGCACCAGAGCCTTGAGGCAGAACAGGCGACCGGCACCGCCCGGCAGTGCGTTCGCCGCGATCATCGTCGTGGTCGCTGCACCGATTCCGGATTGGCGCGCGACGTACGGTTTCCGATTGATTCGTTTCGACATTTACCCGACTCCTAACATTCCGAGAGAACTTGGATTTCTGGAAGAACCTCCGCCACTCAACCCATCATCGATCGTCCACGCCCCGACCTGCCCGTACGTCTCCGCGCCCGCATCAAGATAGATCCACCCGCCGCCCTGGAGATTTCCCGTGACGCTCGTATCCGTCACCGTCTGGTCGGCCAGAGACGGCCACTTGCCCGTGATCGTCGACCCGTTGCAGTCGCATCGCACCAACACCGACGAAGGATCGCTCACTGTCGCCGTCGCCAGTTGCGTGAGCGTGCCGGTGACGCACTTGTAAAGCCGTCGCGCGGTCGCATAATTCCACCCAGCCGCGTAGAACGTGCCCCGACTCGCATGTTGCCGCGCCGTCGCATACGCACCGCCACCGCCACTTACCCCCGTGATCCGCGCCTCGCAGTAATGGTCCGCCGAACTCACCGCACTCGCACAGATGCCGAGTCGATTCGTGAACGCCGATGTCGCCCGCATCGTGTTCGACGCCACCTTGAGCCCAGCGGCGAAACTGTCGGTCGCCAGCACGGACCAAGTGCGATCCTGCGCCGTGCCGGACAGGTCGGCCGTGGCATTGGGCCACGATTCAGTCACGCTCGTCGTCGGTCGATTCGGCTTGGCATTTCCGCCGTGCTTCGCCTTGACTGCCGGCGATAGCAGCCGTTGCCACTCCGCCGCACGACCGCCCGCGCCGGTTCGCAGTTCGCCGTCTGAGTAGCCGCACTTTTTCAGCACGGCGCCCAATGCCTTTTGCAACAGCGGCGCCCCGCCGATCGCTTCGGCAATGTCCAAGTCTGCACGAATCACGTCGCGGATACGGTTATGCCGTCCTTTCGGATTCGCACTCAGTAGCTCCGCCGCGTCAATCGTGCCGGACCAGATGCGCGAATGCCCGTCGAGATGGATTTCGAGCGTGCCGTCCGATAGCGGCATAACAGGCTTCGGGCCGCTCAGTCCCGTCGGGTCTGACAGCGACCCCAGCACGTCCGCGATTGCATCCGCCAGCGTCGCGCCGGACGGATTGCCGCTCAGCCCGAGCTTCGTTTTCAGTTCGGCCCGCGCGGCGCTGTCGATGTTGAGCGTCGGAGCGTAACCAGTCCCGAGCGAAATCAGATCGCCCGGCGGGCTATCGATCCACGCAAACAGCCCGTAGCCACCGGACTGCGTTTGCTTGGTCTGCTCCGACAGCGGGCGAAAGTCGAGCACGCACGCCGAGCCGGTCGGCGGCTTATGGCACTTCGCCGTAGCGTCCCAGGCGAACGGGTAGATCCCGTAGGTGAACGAAGATGGCATGGATACCTCGTTTTTTGAAATCTCAAGGACCGTTGTCGTTCATGCCCTGCGTTCCGTCAACCGTTTGCAAACGAAAAAGGGCGGCCGGGTTTCCCCGACCGCCCTTCGCTTACCGATCTTCGCTGCTTCCTGCCGCGTTTCGCGATTGCTTACCGACTCTCTCGTTCCAGACGTAAGCGTTCGATGTCGCCGGCGGTCAATTTGAATTCCAAGTTGTCGCCGCAGAGCGCAGCGGAGTCGTATTGCAGAATTTCATCCGCCAAACTGCACGATCTCAGCCCGCGTAACGGCCGCCGTTTTCCGAGCCATTGGAGCGGCCGGAAGTCGAGTAGGTGGCAGATGTCGATCGCCGCTTCGTCGTTCTGCACGGCCGCCGCGTTCGCGGCCTCGCACTCGTTCACCGCGGGCAGCACGCACAGGCAGAACAGCAGACCGACCAGCATCACGGCCAAGAACTTCAACGACTTCAGTCCGAGCATTTCGGAGTCTCCATGAAAGGGGGAAGGGAAATTTGCTGATTGCAATTCGTGAAAGGTAAGCGAGGCCAGCGAACTTTGTCAACGTGAGTTTTGATTACCGACGACCCGGTCGCGGGCGAGGACGCGGCGCCGGTTCGTTCTTCTTCGGAACGACCTTGAAGTGACGTCCGCCGGCGGATCGATAGAGTCATGCGTCAGTTCCTTCGAGCATGGGGTTGCGAATTCTGAGATCGAGCGAACTACGGGACGGCCGTGCCAGGCGGATCGGCTGGCGGATTTCCGATTGGTTCGGCGGCGATCCTTGCCTTGCACTGGCCGCACGGCGGGAATCCGTAGCCGCCGAGCTTTCCGCCGCAGCCTGGACACTGATCGCGTCCGTCGTGCCCGCAAGTGTCGCAGCCGCCCGGCTTGATCTCGATCGTGTCGGTCGGAGGAACCGCAGGCGGAGAAATTCCAGAATCCGTAATGTCGTTGCTCATTACCACTCACTTTCGTTCACAAGTGAAAACGATGACGTCGCGTACACTCCACTCGTCTTGTCGATCGGCGGAGATGTTGCAGGGCCGATTTGAGACGCCGGCAGGACTACAGCCGGTCTTTCCTGCTTTGCCTCAGATGCAGACGCTTCACGCCGCAGGCATTCCCGGAAAATCAAGAGCCATCCGAGTCCGAGGAAGAGGATGAATCCGATCCCTGCTGCCGTACAGATCGCCGAAGCCGCTCCCCAGGCGGTTCGATCTGCGCTGCAAGTACGTTCGCAAATCGAGACGTAGTGCGGATTACCATCGCAAGCAAGAACCGGGCCCCCGCCGCGGACGTCAAGTCCACTGCGATTCCGATCGACGCCCCAATCGCCACGATAACCCACGGCACTTCCTTGAACGGCAACGTCGCCGCCGCCGCTCCGATCAGTCCTCCGCCGCCGCCCAACACACCGGAAATAAAGCACCCCAAGAAGCAGTCCAAACATCCTGGCTTCTTTTTTGAGCGCCGCAACTTGCTCGCCTCGCGAGCGAAAGACACGGCGAGGGCTACCAAGCAGGCGAGAAGAACTTCCGGCAAGTGCGTTGCCAGCCTCTCCAAGTGACTTTCGAAGTTCTGCCACAAGTCATACCCCCTATCTGGCGACCGAGATTTTGAAATGTCCGGAATGCGGGTCGTTTCGCAATGATGGGGAGGGGGCGACCCGCGATCCCGTCGACCTGCGGCAACAGGTCGGCGGGAAACTGCGGGCATGGTAGAGCGGGGGCGACTGCGGGGTCAACTGTCCATTTTTTCGTTGGCCTTTGCGACCTGCAATCGATTGAACATCTTCAGAATGTGATCGATCTCCCTGGCCTTCAGCTTCTTGTCGATCATCGCCTCGCCAAGAATCATCAGAAGTTCCATAAGGCTAGTGCGCTGGACCACCTTGGAAATCAGGGCAAGATACTCGGCGTCGTCATCCGAATCTGCCCGCATCCGAATGCTTCCACAGGACGTTCGAACGTCGCGTTTCGCCGCCCGTCCAAACGCCTTGAGTTCAATTTGCATGCCTATCCGCCTTTCTTCAATCTTGGGTTTCTGACTTCGTCCCTCGCATCGCACCACAATTCTGCGATTTTCACCGACGCTCGCAGTCGATTTCTTTCGTTCCTCTTCAAAACTTCCTCGCGAATTCGCGTCGACTTCTGCCCGAGCTTCTTCGCTACGGCGACGTGATCCATGCACGATCCGTAAGCGTCGCACTCGCCAGTCCCGGCCGGGAAGTATTTGACGCAGTCCAAGCACAAGTCCTTTTCGCAGAGGAAGCACTTGGCCGGCGCCCGATTCTTCTGGCACTGGTCGCAGATCGTCGCGTAGGTCGTCGAGGTTTGCGTGACTTCCCTGCGCATTACACACCACCTTTCAGTACGCGGAGCAGGTCGAGCAGTTGGCCGCGCGTCGTGACAGTAGCGACATGCACTTCGCCGATCACCCACGTCCAGCCGCATCGACCGCACGCTGGAACGAGCGCGCCGAGCATGATTGAACGCGACGAAAACGCCTCATCGAATTCCTCGTCGAACATCGACTCCAGCCACTCCGCATCAATCGGCCGCGCCCGATCATCCCGCTCGGCTCGGTCGGCGGCTAGGCGGGCAATGTAGGCGTCTGACGTTGTTTTGCGATCCATGTCGATCGCGAGTGTCGTTTTCTCGATACTCTCGAATTTAAGCGGATGGTTTCCGTATATCTCGTGTACCTCATCCGTAGTCCTACAGTTCATCACTCTCACTAATCGTTCCGCCGCGATTTCACTTTCACTCGCCATCTCGTCGCTCATAACGCCTTCACTCCCTTCTCAAGTTCGACTTCGTCTTCCACTCGCACCATCATCTTCGCCACCGCGATCAGTTCGTCGATCCGCCCGTACACCATGTCGAGCAGCGACTTTCCTACCCGCAACTTCACTCGATTCGAGAATTTCGCCGCCCCGTTCTTCTCGACCACTTTCCCCGCGTCGTCCAGCTTTCGCACCGCGTCCTTCAACTCGCAGGTCGCGAGGAACGCCGCCTCGAATTCCGGCACCTTCACGATGCGGAGAATCGCGTGCAAGCTGCGACGCCGGATCACGTCGTCGTTGAACGCCTGGTTGACGGCGACGATGAAGGTGGAAGGGAGATCGATGCAGTCCGCGGGGCGGATCGGGACGAGCGGTTTCTTGGCGGTCATGGGTTTCCTTTGGGCATTTCAGAAAACAGCGGCATCGAAAATTTCCTTTCGGATTCTCCGATCCTCTGCTTGGACAATTCGATGTACTCGGGATTCAGTTCCAGTCCGACGTACTGCCGACCGTGCTTGATGCACACCGCCCCGGTCGTGCCGCTGCCGTTGAACGGGTCGAGCACAACGCCGCCTTCAGGGCATCCCGCCAGAATGCACGGTTCGATCAGATCGGGCGGGAACGTGGCGAAGTGCGCGCCACTGTAGGGCTTGGTCGAGACGGTCCAGACGGATCGGCGGTTGCGACCAAGAGGGTTGCAGCACGGTTGATTCGTCTTGCCTCTGGTTGTGCCAAGTCTTTCCATGTCGTTATTTCGCATCGCTCCATTTGCGACCTCAGATGGAGCCCTCTTTAATCGCGGGTCTGTGCCCTCGGACGGCTCTCGTATTGCGTCCGCGTCGTAATAGTACCGAGCCGACTTGGCGAGCAGGAAAATGTACTCGTGCGACTTGGTGCAACGGTCGGTCACGCTTTCGGGCATGGGATTGGGCTTGTGCCAGATGATGTCTTGGCGCAGATACCAGCCGTCGGATTGCAAGGCGAACGCGACACGCCAGGGAATTCCGACTAGGTCTTTGGGCTTTAGCGCGTCCACCAAGCACGACCGACGTTGGCTTGCGACATTCTGCCGGCCGGCGCGCTGGGATGTCGCGCCTTGTCCGCCTGTCGTCCCGCCACTTGCATTTGAGTAAGAGTCCCCCAAATTCAGCCACAACGTGCCGTCGTCCCGCAGCACGCGCCGCACTTCGCGAAACACGTCGACCATCTTCGCGACGTATTCCTCGGGCGTCTTTTCGAGTCCGAGTTGGCGGTCGATGCGGACGGCTCCGCACTTGCCGCAGACATCGCGGAACGCCTTGCCGTGCTGGTACGCGGCGTTGTCGATTGACAGGCCGCGTCCACCAGGCCCAAGAGTGCTTGTTCGCTGGTCGGTCTCGGGATTCTTTTTCCGATGATCGCAATCCGCATCGCCACCGATCCACTGCGACGTGCCGTAGTCGCGCAGCCCCCAGTACGGCGGCGATGTCACGCAGCATTGAATCGATCCAGACGACAAGTAACGAAGAATCTGACTTGCATCTCCGCAGTAAATTCGGGCTTCGCGATTGCGGGTCGACCATACTGGCTCGCCTTGAGTCATCGCCATTTTCAAAATCCCTCGATCACGTAAATCAGTTTCTCGCCCGGCTTCCGTCCCCCGCTCACCGCGTCCCTGTCCGGCGGCGGGTCGCACTCCACGCAGTGCCAGACTCCGTAACCGTCACGCCAGAACGCCGGCGTATCGCAGAACGAGCACGGCACGAGCGGCGGCGTGGACTTCACCGCCGGCACGCTCGGCAGCATGGACGGCGAACGGGAACCGCCGGCACGGGCAGCGACGGCCGCACGCATGGCGGCGGGGTCGGTCTTGGCTTGCAGGTCGTGAGCAGTCGCCATTCTTCTCGCCTTGAAATCTACGGATAAAGCGGTTGCGGTTCGTGTTAGTTCTCTACACGTAGCCCTCTTGCTCCCATCGGTCAACCTCTTCTCTCACCCGATCCTGCTCTTTGCATGCGTCTTCGAATCGCCGAATCTCGTCGTTGAGGCAATCTCGGCAAACGGCCTTAATACGCCCCCACCGGTTGATCGTTGTAGACGGATGAATGCCGCACGCTTGGCAAGTCGGATTCTGCTCGACAACGTGCCGCTGAGTCTCCGCAAACTTGGCGTGTTCCTGTCTAGCAATTTCGTCAACGCTCGGAACATGTCCTGACATCGCATCGCCCTTTTCAGAATCCCTTGCTCTTCTCTTCCACCGACCGACCGAACACTTCCTGCACGATGAACCGCAGCCCATCCCAAATTGATACGCGATTCGGGATCGTGCCCATCGTCGTTTTCGTCACGCCCGTCGTCTTGTACTTCTTCTCGACTTCCTTGGAGAACTCTCCGGCCGCGAGCTTGTGGCGCCCGGTCTTCCGACACCAGTGCTCGTACACTTCGTACAAGTTCTCGCAGGTGAGGTAGCCGCCGGTAACGGAAACATCCGTCGTTTCCGACAGGAACTCCCGGCATGGATTCGCTTCGTCGCGGTACGATTCCAGGGCGTCAATGACGCAGCGGGCAGCGGTGAATCCTCGCTGCTTCTGCAATCGCAGTAATCCGGCGATCGCCCAATTCAGCATGCCCGGCAGTTGTCCGGCGTTCTTCCAATACTCCCACTTATCCATGCCGAAGATTCGCTTGGATTCGTTTACCGTATTGGTGAACGGAACCAGCAGCATTCGACGCCAGATGCCGGCCGATCGATCCGTGAATCGCGGACGGCGGTTGAACGCCATGACCAGCCGAGCGGTCGGGCTCGCACTTACGCGGGACAATCCCTTGCGGTTCATCGACACGCGGGAACCGTCAGCGAAACGCTTGATAACGCCCTCGCCGACCTTGTCGATTTCACCGACGTCGGACGAGATGTTGAGTAGCTTCCCGATCGTATCCGCCATCGCAAACTGATCGGCGAAGTCTTCGAGCGACAGGTCCGAGCAGTTGCCAACGCCGACGATCCCGCGCAGCCCCGCCAGGAACACCGACTTCCCGTTCGCGCCTTCGCCTTCCAGGCAGAGGAACTTTTGATGGTCGGTACTCGGGAGGATGGAGTACCCCGACCACTCTTGCAGAACCCGAATCGCGTCGTCGTCGTTCTGCGCATCGCAGAGGTATTCTTCCCACTTTGGGCAGTCTGCCGACGGATCGTATTCGTAGGGCAAGCAGATGGTCGACCACCACTTCGACGAGTGCGGCAGAAGGACTTGATCGAGCGGGGCCCCGGCAAGGATCGCCTCGACGTCGAGCAGGCCGTTGCGAACTGCGATCAGGTGCCGAGTGTGGTACTGCGTCGGATCTTCGACCCATTGGTATTGCTCGACGGACGAGCCCAGCAGGACCAGCGATCGCGTCATTTCGAGCACGGAGGAGATGATGCCGGGGGTGACGTGCTGCGGATTCTTCGCCTTCGATCCGTTCGCTCGGTCTTCCAGGAACTTTCGGTCGAACTCGGCCTTGATGAATCCCGCCACCTTTGCCCGCAGGTCGCTTTCCGTGATCGGCATCCAGCAACCATCTTCGCAGCGCCACCGGAAAAACTGTTCTTTCCAGAATCGAATGTCTCCGCCGCGTGGATGCTCTTTGTACCGTCGCAAATTCTCCCGCGCGAGACGAAATGGATCGCTCATGTCCTCGTCGACCGAAACCTTGGCGGTCGGGTCGAGCGTTGTTCGCTGGCATGACAGCAGGGCACCGTAATCCCCGCCTTCGTTTTTGAAATCTCGCACGTCCTTGCCGTGCGTATCAGCGATCGGGTAGGGGAGTTTCAGGACGTGGCACGCCGCCGCCTTCTTCGCGAGTGCCGGCCCCCACTTCCCGTCCGCTCCCTTCTGGCCTGGTTTGTCCGCATCGCCGACGACGAACGCTTCCTTGCCGGCGACCAACTCCGCAATCCACTCCGCGCAGTGCTGTTCGGCCCCGTTCGAATTCGTGAAGGCTGTGACTTCGGGGACGTTCCAGGACAGGAACGCCGCGACGTCCGGCGTGCCTTCCAGCTTCCACACCGCCTTGCTCGCCTTGATCTCGTCGATGTTACCGACGATCCCGACACCGCAGTTGTAGCTCACCTTGCACTTCACTTGCTCGATGTCCCACCCGCCGTCGTCTCTGCGGTTGTACTTCGGCAGCGTCGTACCGGAGAGCGCGTACATGATCCAGCCGACCGGCGCCGAGCGATCGAGCGACTGGCCGATCACGGGAAACGCGATCGACGGGATCCCCTTGTAGTCGCCCATTTCCGCGCCCAACCGCTTGAGTGCCGCCAACTCGATGCCCGGCTTGGTCAGCAACCACATGCTCGCCAGCATGTCGTTCCACTTGCCTTTGACGAACTGCGATTCTGGAATCGCCTTCTTCTTGTCGGGGATCGAGACGTGTACCCGTTCGGCGACCACCCGAACGGCGTCCATGAACTCGATCCCCTGCATCCAGACGATCGCAGCGAAGTAATCGCCGCACTGGTTGGGGAAGCAGTGCGAGCACCGCACGGCCCCCCGACTCGGATCCATCAGGCGGAACCGCGTGTTCCCGTGACACTTCGGGCAAGGCCCTTCTTTGGGATTCAGGAACTCCCTGCCGATCCCCGCGCACTGTTCCAGGATTTCAAGTTCCCGGCCGTACGCTGCGACTCTGACCGTGTCGACGAAGTCTTCCAGTTCTTTCCGCTTGTCCGCCATGACTATCCTCTCGGGGGTTCAAATTGCCGGGGAGGATTCTACAGGTCGGCGAGGTCGACATCGTCAGCAATTTGCGATGTTGCGACTGGCTCGGGCACGGAAGCCGGTTGCGGCGCAGCGACTTGCGACGAAAGAGAAAATCCGTAGAGCCACGAATCCATGCGCTCTCCCGGTTGCAGAATCGCGGCCGACCCGATCGTGCCGTTATTGTTGCCCGACAACTTGCCCTTCATGACTTCGGCCGGGAATGCGGGACGGAAGGCCCCCGCGGTGTGCATGGATTGGAGGACGGCCATGCGGTTCTTCATCCAGTCGATGCGGTCGCGGTTGTCCGACTGATCCCACTGCCCGATGGTCGGGATGGAACGGCCGTCCATCTCGAACTTCAGGTGATCGGTCGGGCGGGCAGTCGGAGTTTCGGCTGCCGACTCGGTGACCGGTTCGACAGCCTGCTCGGCAACCGGATCCTTCTTCTTCCGCGTTCGCTTCGGTTTCGCAGCGACTTCGGCGGCCGGCTCGGGCACGGCTGCGGATTCGCTGGCGGCCTCGGGCTGCGTCGCGACGGCCGGCTGCGACTCGGAAGTCGACTCGGCGGCGGTAGCGTCAGGCGTGGAATCCTGAGCGACGACAGTGGCGGCGGTAGCAATCGCCTCCGGCTCGCCATCCTGCGGCCAGTTCCTCGCCCCCCACTCGACAATCGCGTTTTCCAGCTTCGTCACCTTCGCCTCGCCAATTCCCTTCGGCCACTTCTCGCGGCGGTTGGAGATGTCCGCCCTCAGTTGTTCGAATCGGCCGATGGTTTCGTAGCCCTGCTCGACGAGGGTTTCGATGGTGGATTTCGGGGCGCCGTAGGTGACGAGTTCGACGAGGGGGCGGTCTTGCCAGCGGGTCGGGGCGGCTTCACTCGCGGCGGGCTGATCGACGCCGCCCGCATGATGAGCGGAATCATCAGCAGCGCTGCTCCGAAGTACGCCGTCAGCGCCACTACGAACATCCGAAACATCTTCACTTGTGCTTCGCTCCGATCCGTCTCCATCGCTTCCCTCGTTTTCCAGGAACGGGTAGTAATCGCGGTCGACGAGCTCCTGAAGTTCCTCGACCTCTTCGTTGAAGGCATCTTGCGCGGACTTCAGCCGTGACTTGGCCTTGGCGACTTCCAGGGCCAGAGATCCAACGTGCGCGGACTTCTTGTCGCAGGCTTCCCGCCAGAGGACTTGGGCGACGATCCGCTTGCGGCGTGCCTCGGCGGAGGCTTCGTCAGAAGGGGAACTCGGCCTGCTGCTCTCCTGATCGGTCGGCGCTGCCGCGTTCTCCGGAGGTGTGGATGCCTGGGCGTCCGTCGACTTCGGTTCTTCTGCTGACGGAAGCTCCGTGGATTCCTGCTCGGGGGCCGGCGACTCCTGCCCCTCCGACTGTCCCTCCACCGGCGGAACTCCCTCCCCCGACGTTTTCGCCACCTGCTCGACGCCATCGCTTCCTTCGAACGGAACTTGCGTCTCCGCGATTTCGGCCCCCGCGAATGTGATTGCCACGGTCTTGCTCTCCCTTTCTTACTTTTTCCCAAAAGCGATTCAGAAAATTGAAACAACATATCGCGGCGAGCGCCTTCGTCTCCGCGAAAATCCACGGCACGCCGTAGTCTTGCGTCAGTCCGATATACGATCGGAACAGCGTCTTTCTGTTTTCATCCGCCGTCTTCTGCGGAGTCTCGGGCGCCTCCTTGAGCCAGCGTTCGAACGAACATTCGACGATGACGCAGGCGACGATCTCCGACAGATTTGCCAACTCATCTTCGAACCGATCGCGGTTCCCCTCCTTGAATCCCATGATCGTGGAGTAAGAATCCGATTGCGACTTGCGCTCGACGGCGACCTGCCGTTCGTAGCCGCAGATCGAGTAATCGCCGTAGCCGTCGGGATGTCGGCCAAGTGCGATCCGCGGCGTGTGAATCTTCCAGAACGTGTTCGCGTCGTAGCGAATTCTGGAAAAGTCGAACGGCTGCTGCTCGGCGGTGTCGATGGCGATCGCGAACGGGCAGGTGTGGGTTGTCGCTGGCTTGTCGCTCACTTCCTCTTCCTCCTGCTCAATGCCGTGTTCTCTCGCCACGGCGTGTTTCCGTGTCCAGGTTTCACTCGACTCTGCTCGCCGGCCGCTCTCGCCACGTTCCGCACCGTCGTCGGGGAAATACCGAGCGAGGCCGCGATCGCGTTGTAGGACTCGCCGGCGCGGACTCGGGAGACGATGGAGGATGCGGGGACGGGCAGGTGAGTTCTCATGTCTACAAGTCCATTTCCAGCATTTCACACTTCCGGTTGATTCGCTCCGCAAGCAGGGTCTTCCGCCGATCCCTGCCAGACTTCTTGCAGAACGCCTTCGCCGTATCCATCGACCCGAAAAGTTCCGTGCGGACCTTCCCCCGCGAAATCGCCGTGCGCAGCCATTCCAAATTGCAGATTCCGGAGGCGGCCGAACTCGGATCGAGGACGACGAAGGACAGGGGCCACTCGGACCCCTGCGCGGAGTGGCAGGAAATCGCGTACGCCAGTTCCCAGTTACAGCGGGCGTTCTTGTGGTACGACTTCGCGTCGGGCACGTTGAAGGGGACGACGACGCGGGACGGAGAAGACAGAAGTTCGACCACCATGCCCGCCGGTTCCATGACCTCGACGATGCCCTGATCGCCGTTGCAGACTGACACGTTCGGCTTGCTGTTCGGCCCAGGTGAATTCGTGGACGAGCCTTCTTGTTCGTACATGCCGTTCTGCCGGCACACGACCTTGTCACCGACGCGAAACGGGCACCCGGAATCGGACGACAATTCAGATTCATCGTACTCCGCACTCGCCCCGTTCCGTCCATGAAACAGCGATTGCAGGCGACGGTTTAACGCCAGCTTGCTCGCATCCCCCTTCTCGTTCACGGCGCAGATCACTTGCACGTCACGCAACGCATGGAATCCTTCCAGGCTGGCAGCGGAGATTCGATTCTCAATTTCGTTCGCGGCCTGCTGCATTGTGCCGCACTCGTGCAGCATGACGTTCCCGTGAGGCTTCCACGGTTTCTTGTCCAAGATCGCTTGGCAGATGTCGACGATCCCACCCTCGTTGCGGTGCGTCTCGGTGAGTCGGCCGACGGGAATCCGCTTGCACGCGATCATGTCACGGAGGACGTGACCGGCTCCGACTGGCGGCAACTGGCCGTCGTCGCCGACGAACAGGTAGACGGCTCTCGGCCAGGCGCGGAATACCTTCGCCATCAACTCGATGTCGTGCATGGAGTGTTCGTCGCCGATGATGACCGACGGCCCAGTCGATGTGGACATATCCGCGCCTTCAGCATTCCACAACATCTTGTGCCACGTAAAGAAAATCGGATCGTCGAGCGGTGGACGACGGCTAAACAGCTTTTCGTACGACTCGCGAAGTCTTGCAACTGACTTCCCAGTCGGCCCGCACGCATATACGCATCCGGTAGTGTGCTCAACGATGTGGCACGCGAACGCAAGCAGAGCGCATGTCAATCGGGTTTTCCCGGTCCCAGGACCGCCAGTAAGAACTCCGAATCCGTACGGACTAATGCACTTGGCAATTTCACTTTGCTGATGAGACGAAGTAAATGTTCCAAAGGTAGCACGGAAAATTCCGAGAACGGTTTCAACGGAGAGGGAATCACCGTATTCGGTCAGCCATTCGTCGTAACGGTTTTTTCCGAATGCCTCTCGCAACGCCATGACAAACATGCGTCCCGATCCGATGGTTTCGATTTCCGCCAGAGGACCGCCAGGCGGGTAGAGTTTCATCGCCACCTGCCGAGACACGACTTCCTCTGCGTCGTCAAGCTCTCGCGACGCAATCCACGACGTCTTGACCGCCGAGCTCGCATTCGCATCAACGATGCCGCCGAACGGCCCCGCCGTCCACTCGCGACTCAACCACCCTGCACGCACCCCCAGCGCAATCGCCCGATCGAGCAGCCGCGCCACGTCCTTGTCTCGCGGAATTCCAAAATCTGCGAACTCAGCTTCGATCGAATCCTTGACGACCGATCGCAACTGCTTCTCTTCCGTCCAGACGTTCCCTTGCACGCCGCCCTTGATCTCGTACCAAATGCGGAGCATCAGCCGCTTCAACCGCTTCGGATTGCCGCCAAGTGACCGAAACAGTTCGTCGCACCGCTTGAACCCGGCGCCCTGGATCTCCGCCGTCATCAGGCAGAAAGCATTGCGGCGAATCTTCGTGCCGGCCGACGCTCCCCATTTCTCGTGAGCCTCCTTCGCCACGGACTTCGGGAATCCAAACCCGGCGATCAATCTTAGAATCTGGGACATCGACGACTCGGTCGCCTGTCGTCGCGTCACGCCCTTCTTCAGCATCTCCCAGGCTTTCGCATCAATGTGCATCCCCTGGTTGTGCCGGTTGAATTCGTCGACATGACACTCGCGGATTTTCTGCAACGCCGTCTTGCCGAACGTCTTCCAGATGCGGGAGATTCGCCCCATGCCGATGCCTGGAACTTCGTCTTCCTTGATGATCGCGCAGAGGTAGGCGGAGAACGATTCGAATTCCATGACCGAGTCGCGTTCGAGAACTTCGGCCACGAACTGCGTCGTCTCTTTGTTCTTCGCCCACTTGCTCTTGGACTTGTACGACGACCAGTATCCGTTGACGCGATACCGCGTACCTTCGATCGGATTACCGATTTCGTGCGAGCACTTGAGGGAGACGGGGGCCGGCGAGCCGTCGATGATGAAGTCGCCGATCGTCGAGCCGGGCCCCCTATCGTTCGCTTCGAACACGTAGCGAGACTTCTTGAAGAGGCCGACGACTTCGACGACCTCTTTCTTCCACGGTTTTTTCGGGGACTGCGTGAACGCCATTTTGAAATCTCGCAATGCGTGTGGTGAATAGCTGGATCAGGACTTAATCAGGGCCTCCAATTCAGCGACTCGCTTTTCCAGCGACTCGCACCGCGATTCAAGGGCTTCGAAACGCTGTTGGATATATCTCGCGAACTGCCCGCCTTTTTTCGACGCATTGACGATCTTCGCACGGTCCTGCCCGCAGATTTCGATCGCAGACTCGATGTTGTATTTCGTCACCACAAACCCGAGCGACTTGCAAAAGAACCGCTCCGCGTCATTCATGTCGTCGAACGGTTTGTGCGACGGGTCGTTCGGGAACTCACGAATCGCCATGTTTAAGGCAAATTGCTTCGTTGCGTCCAGACGATTCAAGGTAGCCGCTTTCATGATTCTCGCCTTTCAAGAAGTGAAACAGAAACTCTCGCCAGTTGCGGCGGCAGGATTCGAACCTGCTTTGTCGTACATGCCACGGACGCACATAGACGCCGTCTGTCGGATTGCCGTATGACCGACTCTTGCTGCGTGTTCCCGCCACGCCGCGCCGCAAACCACCAACACGACCAACGGAACTACAACGCCCCCAAATCGTCGTCGTTCAGCGTTCCTCCGCTCGCTCCCGCGTCCTTCTTCTCGTCCTTCTTGTGATCCGCCGGCGGGCCGAACACGGCGAACTCATCGGCCGGGATGCGGGCCTGCGGAGGAACCAGGGCGAGCAGTTCCTTCGGGATCGGGAAATCCTTCACCGCCGGATCGTCGATGTGGTAGATCCGGTTGGCGTCGAGTTCCAGGAACCGAGAGTCGTTTTCGCTTTTCTTCACCACGGCGATGAAAAGTCGCCCCGACGCCGTGCTAGTGTCATCGACGTGGAACCCGACGCCCGGCTCGAGATCCTTGGGCCGCATCCAGCCGAGCGCCACGGCCGCCCGAATCTGAATCTTCCGCTTGAACTCGCCGCCGTCCTTGTCGGTGGACTTCGGAGGCCAGAACTTAATGCCGTTCGTGGTCTTCCCGACTTCCTCTTCGTGTCCCTTTGGAGCCCCCTTTACGATGGCCTCGATCGCCCACCCGCCGAGCACGCCCTTCGGGGCTTCGTCGATCTTCGTGCAGACGAACAGGTACATTCCGGGTCGATTCAGGAAGTTTCCGCCCTTGTCCCCGAAATCCGCAGCGCCTTCAAATCCCAGTCCCATGATTAGTTTCCTTGATTAACTTCTCTCCGACCTGCATGACTTCGTAACCGCTCGGCATCCAGGTCGGTGGAAACCCAAGCGTCGACAAACCGATTTCAAAAACTCGCTCACGCCCAAACTGTTCAATCAACCGGGCGAACCGCTTGTCGCTTTCAAGATCAGCGTGCAGTTCGCTCGGTGTTACTACTTTCCCGGCGCCGGTTTCTCGCCGCCCTGGTCCGCTTGCGACCATGCCCCCGGATTGTTCAAGGCGAAGTCGAAGAACGCGACGAGGTTCTTGTCCATCAGGGCTTGCGTCAGTTTTTGCACGCCCGCCACGGTCAAGTCCGCCAGTCGCTTACCCTGCCCGTCCAAGAACGTCTTGATCTCGCCGAGACACTTCTTGTTGCCGTTTGCCTTGTCGATGTCCAGGATGAGAGCGCGAACGCGATTGATCGCTTCATCACTGGCGCGGGCGCTATCACGAACCGACGTCGCGAAATCCTCGACGCTCTTCGGGGCTCCATCCTTGACGAATGACGCGGAGTCGGCGACGGCCGTAGTCGTCGAGGACGACGTAGTCGCGGGCGGCTCCTGCGGCTTCACCCCCTTCTTCTCCAACGCCTTTTCCAGATTCCCGATCAGAATCTCGGCCTGCCCGACCGTCAGCGATCGCGCCGAGTTCACGTTGCGTTTCGCTAACTGCTCTTTGATCTGCGCTTCGGTGCAGCCGAGGGCAAACCAGAGTTCTCGGATTCGCTCCGTATGCTTGGCGTCGCACGGCTGGTCCCGAGGATCGACCGTAGCGGAGGCGGGGGTAGCGACAGGCGTCGAGGAAGACGTCGCGGTAGTCGACCCAGCCGCCGGCTTGACCGGTTCTTCTTTCGGGACGTACTTCGGAGCGGACTCCGCCTTCACGATTTCGACGTCGATCGTGTCGTCGCTGTCCTCCGCAACCGACGTTCCGAAGTCTTCGGGGGCGTACGTTCCCGAATTCACCTTCGGGCAGATGGTGCGAACGGCGTCGCTAATGAGGCGGGCCCACAACATTTGCATGAGGGACCGCGGCGTCGCGTACTTCGGCTTGATCGACATCTTTTTGGCGTCGATCAGCTTCTTCCGTTTCGCGGGATCGGCGATCGCCTCGACGACTTCGTTCTCGTCCTTCTTCGCGTAGTTGTAGGTCGACGGCTCGCACATCGCTTCTTCGGCAGTGAACGAAAACGCGGTCGTGTCCCCCTCATACGTCAGTTCGACAGCCGCCCGCGTCGCGCTCCGCTCGATGGTCTTGATCTTCCCGCCGAGAGCCTGGAACCGGCCCCCCATCACGTCCGCCTTCATCGTCAGCTTGTTGCCGATGACGTGGTACGTGTTCGCCAAGTCCATCGGGGGGACTCCCCGAGCCAGGCATTCCAGAGCGATCACGTTCGCCTGCTCGACGCAGGCCGTGCCGAACAACTGCGACTTGTGAACCCAGTCGCCGAGTTGTTTCGCGGCGTCCATCGGACTCGCGATCTTTTGATAGAGCGTCAGATCGGTGCTCACTTGTCCCTCTTTTCTGAAATGAAGTTAGAAAAATCTGGAATCTGGCGGTCCTAGATGGCTACGGTTTCCACCCGCAGCGTTCCGCTACGCCCCAGCACGCCAGCAAATCCATCTTGCAATACTCGATCGCCTGGGCTCGCGTCGTCGCGTCGCCCCGCAAATACATCTGCTCGAACATACTGCCGTCGACACCGTCCATTTTTCCTTTGATCCCGCACGCCTTACACACGGTGTCCAGGGACTCGTATCGGTCGGGTCCGTACAGCCCGAACGACCACAAGTGCATGATGTCGTGAAATAGCGGCGCCCAGCGTGCATTAGCGTCGCCTCGCAGCATCGGCGGGATGTCGATCCCGAGGACGATCGAGCGGCGGTAGATGAAGGGAAGGTCGAAGCCGAGGATGTTCCACCCGAGCAAGGTGCGACCGCTCGTGAACGTATTCCAGAATTGAACAATCAGGTCCGACTCGCTGCACGGATCGCAAGGGACGTGGGCCCCTTCCGACACGCCCTTGATCGCGCACGTGCCGCCATTCTTGAACGGATTCAGATAACCGATCGCCAAGATGCGGCCGGTTATTGGGGACAATGCCGCCTTGCTGACGATCGCTTCGATCGCCTTGTTGCGGCGTTCCTCGATCTTGGCCTCGTCCTTGAGGTTCTTCGGCGGCTCCCAATCCTCCATTTGCTTGGCGATGATGTCCACCAACTGCTCTTGCGGGGCCGCCCCCGTTTCAATGTCGAAAACCAGAGGATCACCGGCCATCGTGCCCCTCGCTTTCCGCGTCCTTCGCTTCTTCCTCTTTCCGTCGTTCCTCGCGCACTCGGTCGGCAACTTCCATCCGATGCACGGGAATGTCCGGCGCGGCTTCGATCCCGAGGCGAACTTTGTCGCCGCGGATTTCAACAACTGTCACGGTCACTGTGCCGTTACCGATGTCGATCTGTTCGTTTCGTTTCCTCGACAGAACGAGCATTCGTTCCTCCCGCATGCGTGATCGTCAGCACTCGGCCGCATCGACTGCACGACAGTCGCAGGAATTCCGGCGACGGAATTGCCTTGAAGTCGACGCAACCACACCGTGAACAACGCACTTGAAAATTAGGGGTTTCGATTGGTCTGGCGTCTCGCATCGCCGTTTTCCATGACCACAGATTCCAGCGAGAGAAAAAATAATATCTCTCGCGTAATTGTCAACGGCAGTTTTCACCGCTCGCGAACTTCGTATCGTTCGCACCTACGTTTTCGATGTCGGGAACCCCCCTTTGAACCAGAGGTAAACGGCGGCTAGCAATACGATTGCGCATAGTCCCGCGCCGGGATGGATGTTCACGAAAGTCCTCGCGAAAAAAATCATGAAGTCACCTTGGAAAAATCCGCATAGGTAAGCTCGCCCAGGTTCAAGGCGTGCTGAATGATGCGGTACACCTGACGTTTCCGCCAGTTGTGGACGTTTCGAAATCGCCGGCCTTCGCGATTGAGGATTCCGCAAATCCTGCGTGGATGCGTCCCGTTCGCGACCATGCCGATGATTCTGTTCCGCATCTCCTGCTCCTCGTCGTCGGGCACGAGGTTGCCGTGATCATCGGGGTCCGGCTTCCATCCGTACGGCGAGAACCGGGAGATTTTTTGGAACTCGTTCCGCTTGGACGCAAGCACGGATCGCGTTCGCTCGGCGATCAACTCGCGTTCGAACTCGGCGAGCACCCCGAAGATTTTGAAAACCATCCGGCCGGACGCCGTCGAGGTGTCAAAGGACTCCGAGATGCACGCCATGTCCCCGTTGCCGGCGACCAGTTCTTCCGAGATGAAGAGGATGTCACGGAGCGAGCGGGAAATGCGGCTGAGGGAGTACGCGACGAGCACCGCGTGATGCTCGCGGCACTTCCGCAACGCCTCCTGGATGCCCGGCCGCTTGTCGTAGTATTCACCGGAGATTCCGGCGTCTTCCTCGATCGAGATCAGGTCGAACCCGTACAGTTCGCAGTACGACCTGATTCGCTCCTTCTGCACGGGCAGAGACTTCCCCATTTCCGCCTGCTCGTGCGTCGAAACTCGCACGTACCCGACGGCGGCGCGGGACACCTTCTGCCCGCCGCCGAATACGTGTGCCTCGATCGCGGCTTCCAGTCGCCGCTCACTCCGCCTCGAATTCGAACCCGCCATCGGTAGTGCCTCCGCTAAACAGTTTGGTGACGGTCTTCAGCACGCGGTCCAGTTCGGCCAAGTTGTTGAAGGACAGGGCAAACATCTTCGTCTGAAAAATACGAGCGTCGATCAGGTCGGCGTCGCTCGGATTCCCATAGAGACGCTTCGCGAATTGCACGACGCAGGAACCCGAGCCGTCCGAGTTCAACCGCAGGTGATGGTCGACCACGTCGTAGGCGGGGGAACCAGGCGATTCGGGAATGAACTCGACTCGATCGGCCCAAAGCTCGAATCGAGTCAACAGGGATTGGACTTGCGAAACCATCAGCGGATTCGGCCCCGTGCTGGTGATCGAACCGCTGGCAAACGTGCTTCTTGTAACGCTCATGTTTTCTCGCTTTCTGACTTTGACGGTCGCCCGTCGGTTGGGAAAAGATCAAGCTGACCGGGGCAACAATCGAGCCCCGAGAACAGTACGGTTTGCCGGAACTTGGGCGCGTCCGGCAGGGCGATGGGGGCCGGCCGCGGTTTGTTCGCGACCGGCTGAAGTTTGAAGGAGGCGGGGTCGGGCATCGGGTGGTTGGCTCCTACGATTTCGCATTGGCGAGGTGCCGCAACGCGAACTGTCGCTTCGATTCGGACCAGGAACACGCCCCTCGTGCATCTTGGAGGGTGCGGACGTCGGCGAGCATCGCCTTGGCGGTCGTCTCAAGTTGAAACGATACGGATGCCCCGGCCCATGACTTGACGCCGTCGGCCTTCATCTTGATCAGATTCTCGGCTTGCCTCTGAAGGTCGATTAGCGATTGAACGCACGGATGGAACGTGCCTTCGTCAATTGGTGCAGTCTTCACAAGATTCTCCTTTGCAAAATTTTGGAATCCGCAACGGCGCGGGCGGTCGGGGGCTCGGTCGAACCCCCTCGCGTTCGTGTCGTTTGTCACAACCGCTTTCTCAAAATCGTCGTCTGGACATCGCCGTCAGTTTCCCCGAAGTCCATGTCCTCCAACGCCGCAGACCTGGCTTCGCTTCCCTCTTCAAACTCGCTTGGAGGGAGGTATTCCAGGTCTTCGAAGTGCCACTCGCCGAGGCCCCAGACTGAGGCCCATGTTTTCCAGTGGTACTGTCACGACGGCGGCAGCGGTTCGCTTGCCTTTTTGTTGTGGCTCGCGATCGTCCGTTCGCACCATCGGACGAACAGTCTCGAAGGAATCGTCACGAACAAACTGTCGTCGGTTTCAAAAACGATTCCGCCGCAATTCAGAATGTCGAAGCTATGCTGCATGATCACACCTGCCTCCGAATTGCCTTCTGCATCAGCCGCTTCCGGTCGTCCATCGACTCGGCGCGGAACTGGCGGCGTAGCAGTTCGTTGACGTCGATGGACGTGAGCACGTTCTTGGCGAGGTAGTACAG